GCCCTATAATTAATTTTATCTTTCGGCATGTGTTTAAGTCTCAAATAATAGGTTGGACCTATATAAATTTCTGTCTCTAATTGTTCTCCTGTCATACCGTTATATAAAATTTCCTGACCATATTTTTCCATACCCTCACTTAATAAATATTTACCGTAAATTTCATGTTGTGACCCTTTATTTGTAAATGCTGTACAATCGCCAAATCCACCATATATAGCAGCCAGTTTTGATGTAATTGTTTCCACAATATGACCAATCGTCATCCTAGAAGGCATCGCATGCGGATTTACAATAATATCTGGTTTTAAACCGGATTTTGATGTGGGCATGTCAATTTCTTTAAGGACCAGGCCAATAGTTCCTTTTTGTCCTGCCCTTGAACAAAATTTATCACCCAGCTCTGGTTTTCTAATAGACCGTAATCTAATTTTAGCTATTCTTGTTCCTTCTTTACTTTCTGTAATAAACGCTTTGTCTACTGTACCCGTTTCGCCCTTTTTTGGTTTAATAGAAGCATCTGCTAATGGTTCATCACTTTCCATAGGTAATATGGCTTTTCCTATTATTATTGTTTTTTCATCTATAATTTCGTCTTCTCTTATCAAACCATTCTCATCTAATTTTGAATAATCATATCCAGATTTAAAACCACTCACATTATTTTTTGGATCATATACATTCATAATTTTACTATTTTTATCGCCACCACCAATCATAATCGTTTCTTCGAAAGTTTCATACACGGCGTATTTGGTTGTATTAAATAATCCTCTATCAATAGAACCTTGATTTAAAATAATAGCATCTTCAACATTAAATCCGGTATAACACATAATAGCAACAATCGTATTTTCCCCATATGGAGCTTCCTCATTACAAGCATATTTTAAATACTTGCTTTTTGTTAATGGATTTTGACCATAATTTAAAAATAATGCTGTTTTATCAATACGATTTCTATAATTAGAATGATAAACACTAACACCCTGTTTTGCTTGACCACAAGCAAACGCATTGCGAGGATATGGGTTATGTTCAGGAAAAATAACTTGATTCGCCATTATACCAAGTATTAAAGAAGGATGTATTTCCATATGTGTCACATTTTCATTGAAAGTTTCTATAGTTTTATTTGAATGTCCCAGCAGGATACCTTCGGCTTCAAGAGTATCAATAAATTCCACAATAGAACCATTTTTTACTAATTGTACTCTTGTTTTTTCGGTTTTAAAATATTCATTATCTTTATTGGTAAATCCTTTTATATAATTAAACCAATTAATATTGTCTTTGAACTCTCTTTTTTGACTCCAAGTCTTATCTATCATTTTATAAAATAAAGGCCTACACGGCCTTCCCGCGTCTGTACTAATATGTATTTCATTTAATTTTATATTAAAATATACGCTAACAAATGGATCGATAATATTATTTCTTTTGTGTGATCTAATTAATTCACATAACAAATTAGGATCGTCAGTCAAAGCAAACCAACAACCATTAACAAATATTTTAGTAAAATTAGTGAATTGTATTAAGTTACATTCTTCAATTAATTTAATATTTATAAAATCCTTCTGTCCTTTGTCTATTTTTGAAATATTTTTTATATAATTAAAAAAAGGTATTGCACTCGTTCCTTTTGTAATATAAGTAGATGTTGATAAATGTTTATGTAATCCAGTATTTCCACCAGATGGCGAATGTATTGGACATATTAAACCAAATTGTGTAGAATTTATAAAACGCGGTCCTCGTATTTTTGCGCCATCACTTGAAATATGTAAATTTGTTTTGCGAAGTTGGCATAAAACAGAAAAAAAGGATAATCTGTCCAAATCTTGAACTATACCCGCACGTTTTGTATGGATATCAGAACCCCAATCTCCTTTAAATGCCTTTCTAAATCCTTCTTCTACAATACGACATGTATGTTTTCCATCAGTAACGAAAATCAATTTTTGATTATTAGATATTAAATTTTTAAAATGTAATTCATTATAAATATTCGCACCAGATTTACTACCTTTATAGAAAAATTCCTTATCCATAATTCTAAAAATATGAGAAAATTGTTTATTATAATATTCTTGAAATAATTTATACAATAAAACGCCCGATGTTTCTATTCTTTTATAACTATAAGAATCTCTATCAGTTGGTTTTTCGTTACCCGTTACTACCCCAAGTAATCTTTTAACCATATAACCAAGATAATATGCTTTGTGTTTTAAATTCAATTCGCCAATATGAGGTAAAAAATACAACATTAAAATTTCTAATACAGCATCATCCGATTTATATTTTAATAATTCTTTTATATATTTTAAAGCACTATTTTGATTAAAAATTACTCCTGCGTCATGTATAGACGGCCTGAATAATTCAATATAAGATTCATTTTTTATAAATTTATCAGCCCCCAGTTCTTCTAATAGACAAGTTTCTATAATTTCCTTATCTGATATTATGCCTAAAGCTCTCATTAATATAAATAATGGAATAGGTGCTCTTACTTGAGGTATATTAACAACAATATGACCGTTGGTTTTTGCGGGTGTTTCTCTAACTATTCTTACGGATAACGTTCTATTTGGTTTTGAGGCGTCTTCCGATACAGATTTTATTTCGGCCGAATGACTATATACATCCTCTAATTTATTGTCTTTAATATATAACATATTATCTGAACGTCCTTCTTGCGATATTATTGCCTTTTCTTTCCCATCTATAATAAAATATCCTCCAGGATCATTTCTACATTCACCCATATTAAATCGAATTTCTGGATCCAGTTCTTTTAAAATACAATAATCAGAGTTTATCATAATTGGAAATTTTCCCAAATATACCTTTTCAATAACGTAAGTCTCTTTATGGGGCTCGCGTTGATTATTTAAATGAATTGTATAATCTACCACAACATCATAATGTATTGTAAATCCATAAGTCATATTTCTTAAACGGGCTTCATTTGGATACATATAATGTTCTCTTTCTTGATTCGTATTTTTATCATATATAACTGGTTTCCCATAGTATATTCTGTCTGCCTTTTTACCACCAAAATACATTTTGAATTGATATTTAAATTCGTTATTATCCATTTTTTCTTTAAAAAATTTCAAAGGGTTTTTATCTTTGAATACATTTATTAATCCTTCTTTAAAAAAGTGATTATAAGATTCTAAATGATGCTTCACTAAAAAATGTTTATTGTCTTTAAACATTGTATCTATTGTTTTCCAAATAAAATCATTGTCATTCATTATATTAATTATAAATAATAATTTATTTAATTTATATTAATTATTATTTAATTTATTATTTATTCTTCATCTTCATCTTCATCTTCATCTTCATCTTCATCATCTTGGTCCTCCTCATCTTCTTCCTCCTCAACACCTTCATCTTCTTCGTCATCTTCTTCAACACCTTCTTTAAACCCTTCTTTTTTATCAGCGCCTTTACCAGTCATTAATGCGAGCATTATAGCGCCTAATATTAAAAACATACCTATAAATGGTAATAAAACTAATATCCAGGAAAGAGTTTTTAAATTTTTAGTACAAAACCAATTCAATAAATATGTAAATGCTAAAATATATAATGCTTTAAAAACAAAAAATACAATATTATGACAAGGTGGTTTCACTTCCATAGTTCCAATTTTATATGTTGAACTATTATTGCAATTTTGAATTAAAATTGCTAAAAAGCTTAATGCCGATAGAACAAAATATAATTGCGCAGGGGTACATAAAGATTTGAAGCTATTAATTAAATCTAATTTCATTTATATTAACTAATCATATAAAAAAAATTAATTAATATTCTAATTAAGCAGTAGTTCCTTTACCGGCGGCTTCTTTTACTCCAGCATCATGATGATTTTTAACATCTGGTATTTTATGTCTGTAATTACTTGGTTTAAGCATTTCGGGTTGATCTATCGGATTACCCCCAACGGTAGACGATTTGCCTCTCCAAGTATTTGCGAAATTACCAAGTCCATTTCCAACACTATAAAACATTTGTCCTAAATCGCCTAACCCCGTTTGTTGAAAGGCTGAACCTCCTTTTTGAACTCTCGACCTTCTTCTTCCACCCCCACTTTTTTTATAAGGTAAAGGAACTTTATTATTAGAATTAGAATTGACTAATGAACGTGCAGGGTCGCCTCCTGATAAATTATTATATGGTCTTAATGTAAAATATTCACCCATGTTTTTATTGTAAGGACAAGCAGTACCACCCCTTTGTCTTCTTCTGTGACGTCTTCTACGACTTTTTCTTTTTGAACTTTTTCTTCTTTTTGTACGACTTTTACGCGATTTTCTTTTATTTCTTCTTGAACGACTATTTCTTTTTCGTCTACGACCACCTATCATTTTTTTTGTTCTATTTCTTGCCATTATATTAATTCATTAGATATTTTTTTTTATCCAATAATATCAACGTGAGTTAAGAAATGTCTTCTACAGCACATTTTTGTTAATCCTAAATCGTCCATCACTTTCCCCTCAATGGTTTTACGAATATTATCTTCTGTTAAATATATAACTTTATTGATATCTTCGCCGTTTTTTGTTTTTTCCGCAGCTACTTCTTTTTTGTAGTAATCGTATTTATCGGCAAGAACATTGCCACATGTAAAGCATTTTATTGGAATAATCATTTTATATTATAATATGAATATTCTTTTAATCAATTTTATATTAATCTATTTTATGTCTCTTTTTTAAATACCAATATTCATCATATTTACTACCTTTTGAATCATTATCTTCTTCTGGTCCATCTTTATCTCCTTGAACACACACGCTACCATTTTTACTTGTTGCCCATACACAACAATCATTAAAAGTACAACTTTTTTTACCTGTTTGCTTTGGACAATTCTTTGCTGCGTTTTTACAAGCAGTTGTAAATTGTTCATATACAGCTACATTTTTGAATACAGGATCTTTTCCATTTGATGACATATCAACCTTAAAAACATTTAAAATTATTATTGTAACGCATATAGCCCATACAAACACATATACATTTTCCCAATTATTTTTTAGAAAATTACCTGATTCTCCAAATATATCTGTTCCTAAATTACTTATATCGCTTGTCATTCTACTCATATATTAATTATTAATATAATTAAATTAATAATTAACGCCTTTTTTTTCGTGTTTTTCTTTTACGTTTTCTTCTTTTTTTCTTTGTACATTTTCTTTTACATGTCTTTTTTTTTCTACCCCCTTTATTAAATCCATGAGGTTCATTAAACATACAAGGTATATTTTTAATTAATTGTTTTGGAACTTGCATCTTTCTTCCTATCATTTTTTTTATTACTGCCAATGGATATTGGTTAAAAAAAATCTTATGCATTTGTAAATATTCATCATACCATTTTGTAAATGCATTAACATCTCTTTGGTTTGGTTTGTTGGGCATAACAAGTATAGAATAATATGGATTTTTACTATTATAATTATAAATTGCTGGATATCCAATAGGATATTTCGTCCCCGTTCGTGATTGGATATTATTTAATTTTTTTCCAATAACAACACCAGTATAATAATAGGGACTTAAGCTGCTACCATCTATATCTTGTCCTTTTATAAAATCTCCTATACAAAATTCTCCTTTACACGGTTTCTTTTTTCTACATCTATTAGGAGCCCATTCTTTTAAATTAGCCAATGTAATAGCATTCTCGGGGTTTTTTAATTGATGTGTTCCCAAAGACGATTCTTTTTGTATTTTTTGATCTAAATTATCAATTCTTTCCCATAAAGGCATTAATTTCTTACCAACATTTTGAATTTTAGCGGTTAATTGATTTTTCATAGAAGGAAATTCATATATACATTTATCAAATACTATTTCTAATTTTCTTTGTAGTTGATTAATAGAAGCTAATTTTTCCATAACTTCTTGAACTTCTTCTGGTTCATCAATTTCTTCCCATTTAATATTCATTATTTCTTTTCCTTCATCATTAACTTTTTTAATAATATCATTGATACATTTTGTATTTCGGTCTTGTTTCTCTTTTAATTCTTTATCATGTTTTCTCTTTTTAACTTCTTCGCCGTGTTTTCTTTCTTCTTCGACTTTTTTCTTTCTTTCCTTTTCTGCTTTTTGTCTGAGTTTTT